TATCTATTAGAGAAGTTTATCATAAGATGAAAAAACATTTAAAACCAAATAATCAATTGTTCAATCAATTATTTTGGAAAGAATTTTATGTTTACATATCTAAATATATTCCTCATGTTCTGCAAGGTAAAAGTATGAAACTAAAATATGATGAAATAAAATGGGATAATAATAATTCTATTTTTAAAAAATGGTGTGAAGGTAAAACTGGTTTCCCTATTGTTGATGCCGGTATGAGAGAATTAAATAAAACTGGTTACATGCACAATAGAAGTAGATTAATTACTTCCGGTTTTTTAGTAAAACTAGCATTGATTGATTGGAGAAAAGGAGAAAAATATTTTGCTCAAAAACTTACTGATTATGACCCTGCACAAAATAATGGTGGATGGCAATGGTCATCTGGATCAGGAGCTGATTCGCAACCATATTTTAGAATAATTAGTCCAATTAGTCAATCCACAAAATTTGATCCTGATGGTTCATATATTAAAAAATGGATTCCTGAATTAAAAGATGTAGAACCAAAACATTTACATGATTGGGAAAAATTTAATAATTTATATGATTTAAAAAAAATAAATTATGTAGAACCATGTCTAGATTATAAAAAAGCTAGAAAAAGAACTATGGAAATATATAAAAAATATTTAAATTAATTTTTTTAATTATCAAAATTTTAATTTTTACATAAATTGTTATATTTTTTAGACAATTCAATAACTTTATTAGAATTAAAATCATTATCATTTTCTTCAAATTTAATATTATAGGCATCATTTAATACTAAAATTGCATATTTATCCCAATTTTTAATTTTAGATAATCTTTTTGATATATTTAAAATTTTTTTTTTATTATCCTCTTCCAAATCAATATTTAACCAATTTTCAGGTACATCATAATTTAAAAAATTAAATGCATTCCAAATTAATGGTACCCAAACTCTAGATTGTGATTTTAATAATCCTTCTGGATTTAAATTGCTTGCTTCACCGGCTAATAAAACACCTTGAGGTAAATTAAAAGGATTATCAGTGTCGCCATAATATAAAATTAGGTTTTGAATAGTTGGTATAATATGACAATCATCATTATCAATACTATTAATAACTTTATTTAAAAAATTACACATAGATATATATTATATAAACTTTATATATTTAATTCAATTTTAAAATTTTTTCTAATGTAATATAGTATGTCAAGAAATTTTAGGAAAATTTGTATAAAAAAAATTTATGATAATATAAATTTTAGTAAAAATAAAGGTATGATTATTGCTTCACCATCAAATGATCCACCTTATAAATTTCATTGGATAAGGGATGCATCACTTGTTATGCGAGTCATAATTGATTACTTTAAAAAATATAAAAATGATAAAGAATTAATTCATATTATTAATTATATTGAAAATGAATCTCAAATCCAAAATTTAAAAACAATATCAGGACTAGGTGAGCCAAAAGTAAATATAAATAAAACAGCATTTAATAAATCATGGGGTAGACCACAAAATGATGGACCACCTTTGAGGGGTATTAATATGATTAAAATATTTAATTTATTAAAAGAAGAATACACAAACATATGTGAAAATATTGTAAAAAATATAATTAAAAAAGATTTAGAATACACAATTAATAATTATAATAAACCATGTTTTGAATTATGGGAAGAAATACAAGGTTGGCATTTTTATACTAGATTAGTACAATTGAAGTTTTTAAAAGATTATCTAAATAGTTCATTAATTTTTAAAGATATAAATTCAAATAAAATAAAAAAAGTATTTGATGATTTAAAAAATAATATTAAACATCATATTAAAAAAGATTATATTATATCTTCTTTTGACAAAAATGGTAATATCAATAAACTAGATGATGCTTCTATTTTATTAGCATTTTGCCATATTGATTTTGATGAAGAATTAACTAATTTTATTCCTGTAGAATTGTGTTTAAAAAATGCAGATAATTTACTAGAATATTTTAGAAAAAAATATAATATTAATGATTTAAATCTAATTGGTAGATATCAAAATGATAAATATTATGATGGACAAATATGGATTATTTGTTCATTAGCACTTTCACAAATATATTATTATTTAAGTTCAAAAGATAAAAAGTATAAAGAATATAAAAAAAAATCTAATGAAATAAATAGTTATATAAAATCCATTGATGTAAATTATGATTTGGCTGAACAATATAATCCAGTAGAGAAAAAGAAATTATCAGCAAAAAAATTGACATGGAATTACGCAGAATTTTACTTTTCTATAAATTAAAAAAATTTGAATAACTATCTAATTAAAATTTAAAAATCATATTTAATGTTTAATTATAAAAATCATGATTTAATTGAATTAATACTGTTATTATTATTATATATAGTAACTAATATAATATATTTATCATCAATAGATATAAATATATTTAATATATACAATAATATAGGAAAAAATATTTACTATTTACTTGATATAATTGATAAAAAAATAGATAAAACATCAAATAAGAATAACGATGAAAAATTAGTTAAAATAGGATTATTAACAAATGAAATTCCTCCTGTTGTTCATGGAGGTGTAGCTACATGGATTTTAAACTTTCTAGATATGTTTAAAAATTGTGAAAATGAAAATATTAAAATTATTCCTATATTTTTAGCATATGAAGAAATGAACCGTGTACATTTAGTTAAAAATAAATATAAAAACATAAGAATAATAAATGAACCATCAGATATTAAAGAAGTATTTTCTGATATTGATATTTGTGTAAATAATTTGTGGGTCGCTCTAGAATCAATTAAACAAATTAAAAAAGAATTTCCTAAAATGCAAATGTTAACTGTGTGTCATTCTTTGATTCAAATGGAACATATTACTAATTTAGGATCACAATATACTAGAAATTTTGAAGACCAAGAATCTACATTTTTACATTCTGATAAAGTAATTTGTATTAGTAAAGCTGAAGAAGAATTTTATAATTCATTTGGTTATGATAAATTAAGTGAAAGTTGTGTAATATATAATAGCTATGTTCCAAAATTTGATCATGTAAAATTAAAACACGATTATACAAATAATAATATTGGAGCAATTGGTAGACATGTTCCAAGAAAGAGAATGGAATTACCAATATATGCAATTTTCAAAATGAATCGCAAAGATATTAAAGTATTTAACATGGGTATAAAACCTAATAACAAATACTGGGAAAAATTAAAAAAAATATTTGGAGATCAATTAGTGATTATTAATTTTTCTTTTGATAAAAATGAGAAAAAAAGATACTATTCTAATATTGGTGCAAATTGTGTTACAGGTATTTATGAACCATTTGGTTATACAACTTGTGAGATCTTAGATAGAAGAATTCCTTTGATTATGCAAGATATAGATGGTCCTAAAGAAATAATAGGTGATAAAAGAGATTATGTTTATCTATATGATGTTGATAGAAAAAATTGGAGAAATGATATAGATAATATTATTGGAGCAATTGAAAAATTTCTTAAAACATCTCCAGAAAAAAGAAAAGAAAACGCTGAAAAAGCAAGAAAAGCATTAGATGATTTTAGACCAGAAGTAATAAAAAAAGAATGGATTAAACTTTTTAAAAAATCTTTGAAAAAGTCTGGTAGTAATAAAAAAATTAATTTATAAAAAAATTGAAATTATTAATTTTATAAAAATCTATAAATTTTTATGGATTCAAAAAAAAATATAAAAGAAAAAACCCCTTATGAAATATACTCGAATTATAATTGGAAATACATTTCAAATATTAAATATAATTGCGAATACGTTTTTAATTATCATAATACATTACATTACAAATCAGGTTTATTAATTAGATTTTTATGGTTACAATTTATAGAATGGATGATTAAAAAAAAAGAAATTAGATTTGGAAATGATAATACTTCTAAAATTATTTGGTTAGATTTAATATTATCTTACTTATGTTATGAATTTCCATGCATTGAGTCAATTAAAGGACATAATAATCCTATCAACTCAATAATTCTTATGGATACAAATATTATTATCAGTGGAGATGATAAAGGATTGATGTTAGTTAATGATTTATGTGGATTAAAAGATTTTACATGTGCAAGAAAATTAAAAAGTGATTTGAATGATTCAATACAAAATATTGTGAAAATAGATAATACAAATATAATTAGCGAAAGTGTTGATGAAAATGGTTATAATACACATTTATTATGGGACGTATCAAAAAATATTTATTCTCGTCTTGAAAGTTCATATAAAGGTGATCCTGAAAATTTACATGGTACATGTATTTTGAAATTTAACGATAATAATATTTTCACATGGACAAATAAAAAATTAATCAATTGGGAAATTTTTAGACTTCATCCTTATAATGCCAGATTTCGTGTATTTTTAAATCAATATAAATTAAATAAATATGGTAAAGAAAATTCTAAAAAATATAAAACTCATGAAAATGTATATATAAGGAAAAAAAAATCCTATAATTTAACAGAGGAAAAAGTTTGCTTATTAAAATTAGATAATAATAAAATAGTTATTGGGAATAATAATATATTAGAAATATGGGATTTAACAGAAAATAATATTAATCATCAAATACGTTCTTTACATGGTCATGAAAAAAGAATAAATGGCTGTATTAGATTAAAGAAAAATAAGATTGCAAGTTATGATGAAGATAATAAAATTTATATATGGAACTTAAAATACACAGAAGCTTGTATAAACATTTTAGAAGGTCATACAAAAAAAATTACAAAATTATTATCAATTAATAAAGATATTTTTATTAGTAGTAGTGCTGATAAAACTATTAGAATATGGAATTTAAAATTAAAAGGTCAAGAATGTGTAAAAATATTAAAAGGACACCATGGATCAGTAAATACAATTATGCAATTAGATAATCATATAATAATTAGTGGTGGAAGCGATAGTAAATTACTAGTATGGGATTTAAAAAAATTTATTTAAATCTATTATTTTAATAA